TCTGTTCCGCGAGGTACGCGTTTAACCCCTACAAAATCGGGGGGCATAGCCCGCAGAGAATAGTTAATTCCAACAAATGGAGTTTCTCGTTGAAGTAGGCGAATCGCCATGTCTTGAGGAAAACGCATATCGGAGTCAAGCCACAAAATGTGCGAACAATTATTTGCGATTGCGTCCTGAAGAAGCTCTGTGCGCGATTTGTGGATGTACGTCCCGATATTCATGTGCAAACCGATAGAACAATTTTCCGGCATTACTGCCGTAGTAAACGCCATCATTTGCGCAAGATCATACGCAAAAAGCGCCTCAACTTGTGTATGAGTTGGGACGCAAATAGCCAAGTTAATCGGACTCCCAGGTTCTCTCATTTTGAAAGTCTCCCTGGCCGCGTCCGGAACAACAGGTTGTCTCTGTTGTCAAGCCATTTACGTAAGCGTTTTTCATCGTTAGCAATTCCCGAAGGGACTAAATGCCCGTACCATACTTCGGTTGGGATTTCTGCGTACTGCTCCCATTCGCTGTGTCTTGTACGCTCGTCAGTAGCGGCCATCCGGGCTTTATTGCGTTCGATGATCGGTGAAACGTCTTGTTTAGCCTCGATCACATAGGCGTCGCCGCCTTCAACTACGTGAAAATTTGTGACTTTTCGCCGGATGGGGTCCGCCGACAATCTTCGTGTGTTGTTCATGTTTTCTATGTGGGTTTAAGATGTGAAACCGGGGGCTACCACACAGGCCCCACACAGCCCAACCCCCGGCTCACAAATTTATTGTGTGAGTTAGTTCAACTTATCGTTTTTTCTTTTAAGAAAAGATAAGTTGCGGGACGCCCACGGTTCAAAAACCGCGAGCGCCCCGCTGCACCTATTAAGAAGCAGTAAGATCGAAAGCCCCGCCAAGCGCGGCTTCCTGCTTTACGCACAGAGTCACTTCCTGGATCATCATACGCTTCTCCGCATCACCCGTTTTAGCCAGAGTCTTCTGACTAAGTGGGCGCAGATACCGAAGCTCTACGTACTCCCAATCAATAAACCAAGCGTCGCGCTCGCGCTGGAATCGGTTTGGAACTACACGAATGGCTCCAAAATCGGACACGTATACGTCGATCGACGCAATCGCGGCCATAGGCTTCGCGGCCACATTTGACAAATCGTAGTTCCGCGTTGCGATTCCAGCGAAACTCGTTGAGACACGCTGCTTGTTGACCGGGCCAACCATCAACGTGCCAAAGTTCGCCCCGTTCGTCCAACCGGACTGGATCACGTTCTTTGCGATCGTCTCCGTGAACGCACGGGGGGTTCCCCCGTCTGTACGTACGGCGTCTGGCACGCCAGAAGTGTACGTTGGGTTTGCACCATCAACGGTGTAAAAATCCGTATTTGTCTTCAACCAAGCGTTTAGTCCAGCGAGGGTGCGAGCAGCACCGGAGGAACCCGCGCTCCCGGCCTGTGCTCGAAGACACACGGTTTCCAGATCACGCTTAAGTTCTGCGCCGCGCTTTGCAAGCTGATACGCAAGCTCCGAACGACGACCGGCCTTATCGACCTGCTCGAGCGTGTCGGACAGGACCAGCGTCTTACGCATAATCTGCGTGTAGTTACCCACCCGGACGGTTGCGTCGGGAACGCCGAAAGAAGCGTCGTCACCCTCGAGAACCGCGTTATCGCCGTCAGCAGCCGCGAGAGAATCCGTCTGCCACTCTTCGAGCGTCTGCTTTGCGTTAGCGCCACGCCCGGCGCCCATAACAAACGGCGTTTCTTCTGGGGAAATGTCATAAATACGGTCATGAAGGGACTCTCTGAGACCGTTCATATCGTACCGCGTAGCGGTACCTGTAACGAGTGCCATTGTTCTGTTGTCCTTTGCTAGTTAGTCCCTAGCCTTCTTCGGCTATAAGGGCAAGTTCGATTGCGCGGGCAGCGTTTGAAACACTACCCGAGGTAGCTGCGAGTACATCCGCTCCACGTTGTCTTTTCCGCTGGGTGCTTTTACGAGATCCAGGACTTTTGGCTTTACCAGCCGCAAGACGTTTTGAGGATTTCTTTTTCTTTTCAACCCCTTTTTTCCCGTTTTTTTGCGCCTGCTTCAAGTCGTAATTCTCCTTCAACATTAGAAGGAGACGGGCGTCATTCAAACTGTCAAGCTCAATTTCAGTAAAACCTAGATCGTTTATACCGTGCTCACGCAACTGCGAAAGATCAGTACGTGCTTGCGCTTCGTTTGCCCACTCTGGAACCCGAGACACAACCTTTGTCCATTCTTGCTGAATGTAGGCGTGTGCTGTTTGAAGATTCTCTTGCGAAATTTCATTTTGAACTTGGTCTTTTGCGCTTTCAACGTTAAAAATTGAATCTTCATACGCTTGCCAATCAGCAAGTTGCGCTGCGTATTCCCCCGGGTTTGCCTGACGTAAATCAGATTCCGGTTTTTGTGGCCCTAGTGCCCGAAGTGTTTCAGTAAGTTTTTCTAGCCCGTTTACATACGTTTCACGTTTGTCACGAGTTTCTGCCAACATTTCCGCGTGTTCTGCGGCGTCGCGTTGACGTTTTCTCGTATAGTCTTCTGTCCGGCTGTACCCAGCAGTAAGCTCGTCAAGGGTTACCTGCGCCTTTTCGCCACCCGGTAGGGTGACAACAAACAGGTCCTCTTCAGGCTCTTTGCTGTTCTCTCCGTCTTCAGACTCCTCGAGTTCGTCGAGTTCTTCAACATCAAAATCCTCGTCGTCCTCGTCGTCCTCGTCGATTGCTTCTTCGAAGTCAGCTTCGCTTTCTTCTCCGTTTTCGTCTTCGAGATTGGCGCTATCGTCTTCGCCTACGGGTTCCTCAAAAAATTCTTCGTTTTCTGAGCCCAGCAATTCAAACAGGCCCTCCGCTGCTTCAGTGTGAGTCACCCCGTTTTCGGGTATTACACCCCCGGGGAGTTCGCTCGCATTGGAAACAACGTCCATCTTTGGTGTGGTGTTCGCCATTCCTGGCTCCAGTGTAGTAAGGGTAGTACCGGCGGACTATGCAGGTTATGACAGGTCTGAGAAATGCTCGTCAATTTTGCGTCTAGCTTCTCGCGCCACTACGCCTTCGTCATCAATGTTTTTGAACGCATCGAGTACGCGCTCAAGCGCACGCTGTTCTGCGTGCAGTCCTTCGCGGATTTCCAAAGATGGAGCACTTGCCCATTCTTCAAAAATCCTTGCCCGGGTTAATGTAACCCCAGCTTTAAACGCATCTGAACTTAAAATGCGTTCCATTTCTACCCCGAGTTTTGCAATTTCTGCAAGTTCAAGATAGTCGTCCTGTGTGGAGGACATTTACACTCCTGGTTGTGACGGAGTTGCGTTTAATTTTTCGAACTCAACTTTATATTTAAGTTCCATTTCTGTTTCTCGCAACGCAAATTCACGCGCCATTTTTTCTCTTTCACGTTCGTCTTTCAAGCGCATATCTAGTTCTTTAAGCTCGTTTTCTTTTTGCGATTGAATTGATTCAAGCTGAACTTTAGTCTCTTCGACATCAACAACCCGTTGCGCTGGATCTTTTTCTGCGTTTGCTGCCGCTTCTTCTGCGGCTTGCTGTTGCTGTTGCTCGTACATCTGTTGTTTTTGAGCATCCCAGGGCGTCCAGAACTGGTCTGTGTCTTTGTAGCCCATTAAATCCGCGATCTTACCGTATGTTGTACGAATCTCAGCAAAACTGACCAAAGGCGAACCTTGCTGTAGATGCGCTTCTTGTTTTTCGGCTAGAGCGAAAAGGTTTTGCAATTTGCTGTTAATAGAACCCCCACCGAGAGCCACGTTTACTGAAAGATCCATGTCTGAATCCCAAGAACGTGGGTCTACAGTAACGTACTTACCCCGCAACTTTACGTACCGTTCTCGTCGCTGGTTTTCAACCATTAAACGGTAAATGCCGTGGAACATCGCCTTAAAGCCCGTTTCCGCATAAACACGCGCTACCATGCGGATTCGTTGCTGCGATTTTGAAATAGTGTTTTGTACAGCGTCTTTGGCTGTGCTTTGAAGCACGTTTGCGTTAAGACCTTCGCGGGGGCCTGCGCGCCCGGTTCTATCAGCGCGGATTTGGTCGTAATACTCGAGCACAGGAAGTGTATCACCACCAACAAACTGATGCTTGATTTCGCGAACCGCGTTAACATCGCGGCGTACGCGAATTAGCCCAGAAATTTCTGGCGAAATCAAATCCCGAATATTGACTTCTTGTTGAGCCACAACCATCTGGTGCTCAATAGACTGCGCTAAAGAATTTAACTGCCCACGTTGAATCTGCGATTTGACTTTTTGAACTTCTTTCAAATAGTCGTAATTTGACAGACCTGGAATTGTGTGGGGTTCTGGATCCGGAGTAAAAACCGCAATAGGGATTTCGTCAACAAGTTCACCAAACCCATCACCGTTTATGATGTGATACGACGGACCTACGCAATGAAACATCCGAAGCTCACCAATACTGTCTTCGTCTGTGTCGATTAACGCATACGCTTCAGCAAACAACACTGGGCGTTGAGAAGCGTCCAAAGTCATTGAATCGTTATCAAGACTCGTTGCGTTACCGGACCCGTTTACCCCACCGTAAATCTGACGCGCCCATTTAAGTGATTCTGACGCAGTCCCATCGCTTGAAGTGCCAAGGTATTCTTTTATATCGTTCATTGAATACCCCATCTGAAGTACTTCGTCTACAGGCACTTCCCGGTGGTGTACTACAAGAGGCGCTTTGTCAAACCTGCGTGCTTCTGGAGTCCAAAAAATTTCTTCCGGCGGCACTGCTTCAACAACAGCGTGGCCTTCTTCTTCTTGGTACCGAATTTCGCAATCATAGGTTGTGATTGCTTGCATTGTAACCTCACCCGTTTCCGGGTTTGGCATTTGAACAACATCTTCTCGTGAGCCTACGATTTCGTAATCAATATCTTGAGCCTGGAGGAACATAACTTCTTCCTCTGTCAAGCCCGTCATTGACTGCCCCTTAACGCGATCGGTTTTTTGCCAACCCCATTTTACATACGCTAAACGGCGTACACCGGCGTCTTTTAAAACGGCGTTAAGAATCAAGAAACCAGGATTGTCTTCGTAAAAGACGTAATTGACCATATCGGTTGCTTGTTCTGCTTGCTCCCGTTTTTCGGCCGATTTAGGCTTAAACTCGACAATAGAATCCGAGCCCATAAATATCTCAAGCAAATCGGGGATTTGGTCGAGTGTGGCGTCTCGTACATCCGTACTTATAACTTTTGAACGTCCGTTTTCACCTTTAAGGTCTCCGACAGCGCGACCGTAGTAGTAATCAGTCGCTTCCGCCATATCTGGCTCGATATTTTCTTCAAAATGTTGTTTTGCTTCTTCAATCGAACGCGTAATAATGGACTGGATGTCTTCTCCTGTTACGCCGGACTCTTCAAAAGTTTGTTCTTCTACTTCTTCCAAAGGTAGCAACGACGTTACGTCCATAATTTCGGCCATTAAACTATCATCCTATTACGTGAAACCGGTTTACTCCACCCGTACCCACCCCAAGAATCTTTAGGGCCGTGTACGATTGTCGCGGGGACTCCAGCAAACGTCAGCACAAAAGCATCCGCAATATCTGGGGATTTGTACCCGCGTTTTTTCAAATCTCGTTTGCTCTCCGCAAGAAATTTACCTCCGGAGGTTACATCGTATTTTAACGTGGTTAACTCTGCGGATAACCGTTCATGTACGCAGGTTAAACGGTCGCGACACGTACCGTCACAGTTTGGCAATACGTGGTCCCGGCTTTCAAGCCACTGACGAGCTTCGAACCATAATTCTGTACGTAGATTCCGGTAAGTTTCGCTATAAGACGAGGTTTCTGACACGTTAACTCCCCGCACAGGAAGCTCTAGTTCGTGTAGCCGGTCTACAACCGCGGCGCCCATTCCGATAACGTCTACTAAAATTTCTTCTGGTTTTGCGTCTATGGGCGCGTCTTTGTACAACCGCAAAAGTCGATTTGCGGTCGCCATAGTGTCTAATTGGTCCCAGACTTTAATGTCTTGAGACACCGCCATACTATTTCGGCGAACCACAACCGTGCTGTCGTCTCCAAAACGCGCAACGTCAACGCCCCAGACTTCAGGCATACGTTTTGGGATTACAATATCCCTGTCACGAGCCGCGGATACAATTTCAAACGGAATAAGGGCGTCAAGATCGGAACGGGGAAACAACCCCAATGCTCTTACTCTGAAAGTATTTGAATCTTCTCCGTATCGGCGCCGCATTTCATCAACAAATTTGTCTGTTACCCGGCTTGAGTCTTTATGTGAAATCTGGATCGTAAACCAGTTTTCAGAGTCTTTGTGATGCGTGTCAAAGAAAAACCCGGACGTACGGGTCGGGTTTGACAAAAGCATAGTCTGACAGTTTTCGCCAGACATTGAGCCACCAGCAGATTCAAAAATCTTTTCGTGAACACCCGATGCTTCGTCTACCAACAAGAAAACGTGACCTTCGTCTTCGTGAATTCCTTGAAGTGCTTCTGGGTTCTCCGGACGCGCCGTACGTGCTTCAAAATAGCTCCGTTTTGGTGCTGCTTTAAGTACAACACTCATCGCTTTGACTTCAAGCAGGTTCTCAAGCTCAGGAGGTAGTTTAGAAATCCATTTTACGATTTCTGACATAAGGGCGCCTTCGATCTGTCCTCGAGAAGGCGCCGTAGCTACAGCACGGAGCGGAAAACGAAAAATCAAACTGTA